AAGTTCCTTCGCCCAGCAAAAGAACATCGTGAAAATCGTATAACTAAATATAAGAGGTACAACCTATGATCCTCCCGGGACAAAGCCTTACAGCGGAGCCAAAGAATGCTCCATACGAAAACCCACCAGAGATGACAAACCCTGACGATGCTGTTATGTGGCATCTAGAGCGCCTCACAGAAGAGGATCGTATGGAAGCCTTGTTCGATATCCTCGAGCTAGGTATGGACGTTGTAACGATCACTGAGGGGCTCCTACGGGGTGCTGTGATGGAAGGTCGCCACAGCATTGATGTATCTATGATCATCGCCCCTATTATCCATGAGTTTGTGGTATCTTCCGCTAAGAAAGCGGGTATTGAGTATGAAGAAGGCTTCCCTGATGATAGTGAGAAGCGTGACCTAGTTAAGTACCAAATCAATAGCCGTAAAGCTTCTAAGAAGCTAGCTGAACTAGACATGGAAGTAGAAGACGAAGGCCTTGAGCTTGACGTTGAAGAAGATATGTCTATGTCAGAAGAAGAAGTAGAGATGGATACAGTCAAAGAGGCACCTAAAGGTCTTATGGCTCGTAAAGGAGATAAAGCATGAGTTTCTGGGGCGGTATGGCACGGGGCTTCAAAGATGCCTCAGAGAAGAAAGAACGAGATCAGGCGGTAGAGCGTCAACAAGAACGTCTAGCTATTGAGGATGCTCGGTACCAGTCAGAGACAGAACGTGCTGAGCGTTACCGTTCAGAGGACATTGAGTTCCGTACCCAGGAGTTTAAGGTACGCCAAGAGCAGCTAGCGCATGACCGTAAGATGTCAGAGCTGGCGGAGTCTCGTCTCCAAAAGGGTCAAGAGTTCCAGCAAGGTGAGGTGTGGGAACACACTGTTAAGATGGCTGACTATGGCAAGAGCCGTGATGTGGTAGCTGATCTACGTGCTGACCGTGATGAAGCCTTTAAGCAAGCTCAGTTTGAGTTCCAAAAGGAACGTGCTACAATAGGGGATGAGCAGGCTCTTAAGAACTTCGATCTACGTGTACAGCAGTTCCAAGAACAACAACGGGCTACAGGTGTATCCGAGGCTAACTGGGACAAGTCATTCCAAGCTAGCCAAGAGAACATTGACCGTGAGTGGTTAAATAAGATCGAGATGCAGGACTACGGTAAGAGCCGTGATGTGGTAGCTGACATCCGGGCAGATGCCCAAGTTGCTGCCCAAGCTGCCCGTGACCTCTTCGAGAAGGAGAAGTTCCAAGTAGGCACCGCTATGGCTGAGAGACAGTTTGGTCTACGGATGCAGCAGTTCGATGAGCAACTACGTGCCACAGGTGTCTCTGAGGAGTTCCGTGAGAAAGCATTTGCTAACAGCAATGAGCAGTGGGCTAAGGGCTACCAGCTTCAGGTTAATGCAGATACTCGTGCCGAGGAAGCTGTTGAGATTGATCGTATTACGACACTGGCGTCTCTTATGCCAGCAGGTCTTACATCGTCACTAGGCGGGGGTACCGTTACCAAGGACACTAAAGGTGGCTCAACAGTGATGTCGGCGGAGGCTATCACTGAAGGCGCAACTATGTACCACAACGAGTACCAGAACCTCAGTGAAGATGCAAAGAACTCTGATTTCTTTAAGATGCTTAAAGGAGATGCAGGTACACAGGCCTCTATGATGGCCTTTATCACAGCTCAGGCTAAGAAAGGTAACACTGTTACTCTCCAGGACCTTCCTAAGTACTTTAAATACGCAGGTACTATTGAAGGTAAGGGTGAAGCTGAGGCTCAAGAAGCCTTGGAGATGCTTACCTCAGGTGAGGGTATCACAGACGTTAAAAGCTTCACTAAAGGTTTGGTTGCTTTTAAGAACTACAAGCCAACTAAACACCTATTCCAGCAAACAGGGACTCCGTCTGATCTAGATGATCTCGACAAACAGATGAAGTTCTGGGAGACAGCTACTGAAACAGAGGCATTCAAAAGCCTCAGTGGTTTGCCAGACGGTATCAGAGAAGAAACACAACAAGCGCTTGCCCAACTGGAGCAGAAGGCTACTCGTGTTCAAGGTCTTTCTAAGTTGGCTGAGCTTGGCTTTGGTAAAGCTGCTGCTGAGAAACATAACCTTCTGGATAACTCTGTTATTGGTAGTTTCTACACCTCTGAGGAAGCTGTGGATACACCTCCTGGGGCAGGTACAGGTACAGCACCTGTAGGTACAGCTCCTGGTGCATCCGTAGAGCCTTCAAAGAGCCCCGTACAAGGCGAAGTCTTTGACTCATGGGCCGAGGTAGAGGAAGCACGTAATAACGGCTTCTCAGGGACTGCTACAGTAGGTGGTCAGGTGTACAACATCGCACCAGTAGAAGGCCCTGAAGGTCTTACCCAAGGTTCTGTAGCACCTGAGCAAGGAGCTGATGGTGGTGTAGACGAGAGTGGATTCAGTGTAAGTAATGTAGATACATCTCTTAAACCAGTACCTGAGCTTGATGCTCTGTTCGAAGAAGTTATGACTGAAGGCGCACAGCCTAAGACAGTTATCCCTGACAACCGTCCTATTCGTGAGCCGCAAACTATCGAAGAGATCGAAGGTGGTATCGAAGGTGCTCTCGAAGGGGAAGCACTTGAGGAGAAGGTTGCTGCTGTTGAAGAGGAGCTCTTCGACCTTGGTGTCTACAAACCGACAAACGTACAGGAGCTGGACTACTTTAAAGAAGACCTTAATGTTCTTCTCTCTGATCTTGAGATCCAAATCCCACCTGAGGTCCTCAAGGGTGTTGTTCAAAACGTCATTGCGAGTGTTACTTACAAAGCCGACGGTCCTAAGGATTACTCACGTCCCGAAGTCGAGCAAACAGAAGAGGCTATGGACTGGGGTAATCGTAAAGGACGTGTACTCAGCACACCTGACGACGAACTAGACGCAAGAGCCCGCCGTAACACAGGAAGATCACGCTAATGAGTTCCCTCCAAGACACTTTCAAACCAGTCAATGTGGCTAAGGAGAGAGGTCGGTTAGGGGAGCAAGAGGACGTTATCGGGAAGAGTGCCGAGGCGTTGTCTACCCCAACTTGGGCCGCTCCAGTTAGCAGAGAGCCTTCTGTAGTCGAAGAACCCACTGTGGCTGAAGAGCCAGTTGTAGAGGAGGTGCCTGCTTGGGCGCAGCCTGTCCAACAACGTGAGCAGGAAGAAGTACCTGCGTGGGCTCAAGCTGTAGGATCTGATATGGAACCTACTGTAGAGGACAGTGGTACTGCCTTTAATGGTCTTCTTCCTTCAGGTGTTGAGCCTGGCTCCTATTCAGAGAATGATCTTATTGAACGTCCTGAGCTGTACAACCCTATCTTTGACTTCGTAAAGGATCGGTATGGTCTCTCAGCTGTAAACAATAAAGACCGTGCTGAGGTCGTAGAGATGTTCATGGAGAACCGCCGTGGTAACGCAGCGGGCAACTCTGTGCGAGCTATTAGTGAAGCTGACTACCTTATGGATGCTAAGGAGAACCCCGAGGCTATACTTAAGGTAGGTAAAGCCTATGCTATCTACGAAGGCATGGCAGGTCTCTTCAGTAGTGAAGCTACATGGGGTGAGACTGGTGGTGGTGTAGTTGACTATCTCTCTACAACACTCTTAGACCCCATCAACCTTGTAGGCGGTATCGTTGGCAAGGCTGTGGGCGGTACCGCTATCCGGGCAGGTACTAAGACTGCACAGACTATTGCACAGAAAGAAGTAGCTAAGCAGCTTATGAAAGGTGCTAGCCGTGAGGTAGCTAAGAAGGCAGGTACAGCGGTCCTTAAGAAGGCTGGTGCTGTAGCAGCTGTAGAAGGTGCACAAGAGGTAGCTGAGTTTTCTGCTAAGATGGCGGCTAACAAAGGTATACAACGTGTCCTAACAAAGGCTGGTCTCAAAGAGATTGCAGCTACTACTGCTGTTGATGCTGTTGCTAACGCAGGTACTGAGTTCCTCTATCAACGTAGTTTGCTTGAGACAGGTGTCCAGGACGAGATAAGCAAAGGTGCTGTTGGTCTTGCTGCTCTGTCAGCTATGGCTATGGGTGGTATTCAAGCAGGTGTTGTGGCTAAACGTGGCTTCACAGATACAGCTTTGGTATCAGAGACGGTACAGAAGGTTGACCCTAAGAAGATCGCAGCTGACCTGCAGAAGTCACTACGTGAGTGGGCTGACCAAGCCCCTGAGGGTGAGGTTGCCTGGCTTACCAAGGTTAAGAACGGTGAACAGATTACACCAGAAGATACTGACTTCTTTATCGACCTCCTCTTAGGCCGTACAGGTAAAGAGACAGCAGAAGAGGGTGCTGAGGAGGCTCCCCGTCTCCGTGGTCTCGCTGAGATTATGCACGAAGGTGGTTACTTCTACGTTAAGCGTACAGATGACGACACAATGTCTAACTGGATCTCTGACTTCATGCGTGAAGAGCTGGACCAGGAAGCTATTGATAGTCTTGTAGGTACTGTAGGTATCCCTAAAGGTCAGATGACAGTCGAAGCTTTCTCCGATGCCTTCGCTAATCGTATGAACGAGAGTGCTCGTATGATGAACAGTGTTGGCCAGGTAGCTAAACGTCTTGATACAAACCTGAAGGACCTCAACCTGAATGACTTCATGGAAGAGGCTCTTGGTCACAATCTAATTGCTGATATTGTACCACAGGCGGAGCGGTTCAAGGGTAAAGGTGCATTCCTCGCTAACGTAACTGAGTCCCAGAACAAGTTCATCAGAAGCCTAGTGTCACACCCCTCAACGTCTATGCTCAACCTTGTTGGTTACGGGGGGGCTGCCTCTATGGATGCTGCCACAGATATCACAATGGCTCTGTACAAAGGTAATGTCGGTATCGTTAAGTCTGTCCTAAAAGGGGCTGACAGCGGTAAGAGTGAACTGTTCGTAGCTAAGCAACTACTCCTCTCAGTCAAGGACCGTGCTAAGTTTGCTATGGACCCTGATATGACCCATGCTGCGTTCAAGAGCGCATTACTTCGCAGTACAGGTGGATTAGACACCCTTGACCGTACCTTGGCTGGTGGTATCGACGTAGTACAGTCAGTAGACGCTATGAGCCGTATGGGTGGTAAAGCGGGTAGAGTGCAAGGTGGTCTTGATACGTGGATCAACGGTGTGCAACATGCTACCTTTGTACACGCACAGGATAGCTTCACCAAGTCCCAAGAGTACGTAAGCCAGATGAACAAGATGCTTCGTACTAAGTTTGGTAAGAGTTGGAATGAGTTCTACTCAGACCCTAATGCTATCAAGATCATGGCGACGAAGGAGTACAAGCAGCTTGAACTAGATGCTGTAATGCGTACCCAAGAGAACATCTTCTCTAAGTCGTATAAAGATAACAGTAAGCTTGGTCAAGTAGCTGGTATGATCGAGGATGCACGTAACATCCCTGGTCTTGGCTTCATGATTCCATTTGGTAAGTTCTTCAACAACACCATTGACTTTGGTATCAAACACACACCTCTGCTTAACATCGCAGCTAAGAAGACAGGTAAATATGCAGACAAGTCCTTCCTTGAGCTTAATGCACGTGGTGCTGTAGCTGCTGGTCTTGTGTACGGTATGGCGCAGGATGAGGACGAGAACCGCCGTAATGGTCTAGGTCTGTACGATGAGCTGGTAGACGGTGTTGTGGTATCCCAGCAGTATGACTACCCTATCTCCTTGTTTAAGGCTGCATCACGTGTAGCTGCTTACAACATGGCAGGCGAGGATGTACCAGCTGAGATCATTACACAGATCGGTAAAGACTTCGGCGGTGGTGGTCTTACGCGTAACCTCAACAAGACTACTGCTGAGTTTGCTGACTTCGGTGCTGCTATCCTTGCTGGTGAGCTTAAACAAGCTGGTGCAGAAGGTATCACTATCACCTCCAACATCACAGCACAGGCTCTTAGTGGTTTCCTACGTCCGTACCAGCCTATCGACACCGCTATCGGTCTTGCAACAGGTGCTGACCAGCGCCCTAAGGACGTAGCACAGGGTAATAAGTTTGTAGGGAACTCACTCCGTTACATCGACACTACAACAAACTTCCTGCTTGGTAACGGAGAGCCACCTAAGGTGGGTTCCGCTACAGGTGAGATGGACCAGATGAGTACTACTTCCTTCGGTGGTGCCCGTACACCTATGCTCACCAACCTCCAACGTGTTATGAATGTTGTCGGTGTTGACCAATGGAAGCTTAACTCTGGTCTCTCTAAAGACAAGAAGGGTATGATCCCCGAAGCTGTCAACGAGTACCAACGCCAAGTCTACCTCGCTATGGAAGATTGGGCTGAGGCTAAGATGAACAACGAAGCATTCCTTAAGGCCCCTGGGGGCGTACAGAAGATGCACTACCAGGATCAGGTTAAGAAGGTAAAGGAACAGGCCATGTTCATGCTTGTAGCTCGTTACAACGGCCCTCAGGACACACTGGGTGCTCAGTATGAGCTCGTGAGTAAACACGGTACAGAAGCTATCAAGGAAGCCCTTGCTGAACTAGAGCTCGGTGACGACTTAGGGGCTCTGAACCTAGCCCAGGTTAGTATCGTTAGATCACAGTTGGATACGGCGGACTTCATCAAACGGATGAATGCACCTGCGGCTACGTACGACTAGTAGTCCAAACACAAAAAGACCCCCCTCAGTTTTTACACCGAGAGGGGTTTAAAGTTAGCGTAGTTAGTTAGTTCTTATTTATGCTCGAGGATCAGGTCTGCATACCTAAATGCCTCTTCTACGAGTTCTTCTGCTCGTACTACATTACTAGAAGAAAGCAACCCAGCTAATACTGAAGCTGCTAGTTCGCACCGTAGGGTGGAGGGGACCCCTGTTGGTACCGTCTTCTTAGTAATATCCTTCTTACCTTCTACGAAGGCTTTAGCCTCTTGTTCCAGACTCGGAGCAGGGGGCTTCTTCCGTTTTGGGGCCATGTTAGATCAGGCCAAAGAACTTAGATGCAAACACAAGTGCGATAACACCTACTACTGCCCATTTCCATGTGAATTTGAAGTCCATTGTAATACTCCTTATTTGATTAAACGATAGGAGGAGTATACCATATGTACACCCCTCCTGTCAAGTAGTTTTAATAGGTTTGGATAATATCGTCGATGATACCGTGTTTCTTACACTCCTCAGGGGTCAACCACTCGTCTGTCGGGTGGAGTAGGTGCTTGCGGATGTAAGTCTCAGACTTCTTAGTACACTTCTTGTAGTGTTCAATCATACGGGCACTAGCCATGTCGAACTCTTTAACGATAGCCTGTAGTTCGTGTTCCTTCCCACGAGAACCCCAGCTATATTGATGTGACATAACTGAGGTGTTATGTGTCAGTAGTCGACGGTCACCAGCCATAAGGGTGAGAACACCACAAGAGGCTACCAGACCCTTACCGATAGTCACTACTGGAATCTCTGACATCATCATAGCGTCGATGAGGTGGAAGGCTGAGTGTACAGAACCCCCGGGGCTGTTGATGATAAGAGTGAGCTGCTGTGGTCGTATCTCCTCGGGCATCAGGTTGTACTCGTAGATGGTAGCAACAAGAGGCATGATCTTTTCCTGATCAAACTTGTCAACTAATAACATAAGTCCGTTCTCACGGAGGTAGGAGCCAGGAGCCTGCATATCTGGTGTTGGTTCAGGTGGGTTACACTTAGGACATACAGCGGGTTCTACTACCGGTTCAGATGTCTTCGGAGTAACAGTCTTCTTCCTAGTTGTTGGTTTCTTGGTTGGTGTCTTCTTCTTAGCTGCATTGATCATCTGTTCGAACATTCTAGGTCCTTTCTAAAGACATTAAGTTATTGTAACATACTGTTGCTAAAAGGTCAAGATGACTTTATCTTAACTTCGTACTCACGAAGACGTTTGTATACTGAGATGAGCTCTATGATAGTGGGCCAAGACTTAATCAAGAACTGCATAGAGCCTTCTACTCTACCAAAGGCACGGATGATTTGCTGCATGACACCCAGTGAGATAAGACCACCTACGATAGCAGGGGCTAAGAAGATATAAGCAGTCAGGACATTAACCTGTAGGTAAGCCATACGTACCACGTTAAACTTAAGGTACTGAAGATAACTAGTGAAGTGTATTGTACGTACATCCTCGAATAGCTCAGTTAACGCCTTAGGAGAGACAGTACCATCGTCTTCCATTTTGACAAGGTGTTTACGGTACGCTGCTTCTTTCTTCTGGATGTCGTATTCAATGCCAACCAGCCGTAAGATATAACCACTAACAACAAGTAACAAAGTACCGCCCAATGTCCAGACGAAAGCCCCTGTAACCAATCCATATTCCCAATCTCCAAACCAGAGGATAGACAGCCCAGCGCCAAGGCCCAACAAGAGTGGGAAAAACTCGACGAGAACCATCACACTCTCTATTAATGAAACACCTAGACCTTCTACGATCCGAGTGAACTTGATCGTGTCTTCTTGGACACGTTGTGAAGCACCCTCAATGGTACGCCCTTTATCGAAGACCTCGTGGTACCACTCAACCATTGACGCTCTCCAACGGAAGAGGAAGTGAGCGGTGACAAAGGAACCAACAAGACCGAGGACAACCCAGGTACCTGCTAACCAACCAAAAGATGCAAGCCCTGCCCAGTATTGCCCCATTGTGATGGAGCCAGGTGTGGCTAAGGCGTCCTGGATAAGGTCGTAGAACGAACCAAACCAGTGGTTAATCTGCACGTCTACTTGTACTTGTAGCCACAGTGTCCCAAGGATGAAGGCGGTGCCGAGGTAGGCCCAGAGGGCCCACTTCTTGCTTGTGTAAAACCCCCACATTATTCTCTACCTAGCTTAGCCAGGTACTCTTTGAATTGGTATCGAGCTTCTACCCGGCCTAGGTTAGCGTTCCTGTTGCGGAACTTGATGAACAGTCTACGGAGTTGCTTATCAGTCATTTGATTTCCTTTCTGAGATGTCAGGGTTCTGCCAGTCGTCGATACGTAAACCTTCGGCTCGCTCTCTATCTCCTTGTTCTTGGTCAAAGGAGCCACCCTGAGGAGACCCTTGCTCTGTCTTCTGCTTAGCTTGTTCTAGCTTTTCAGCATCATCCTGGTTGTAGGGGATAACGTAGAGACGATCACCTCGTTCTTTATCCCAGACCCATACCTTGATAAACTTACCTGTAGCTATATGGTGAATGTACAGGAACTCGTAGGATGGGTAACCCTCGATGGGACTACCTAGTTGTTTAACGTAGTGTGTCTGTGTAACACCTCCAAGCAGGATAGCAAGGGTAAGGGCTGATGCCTTAAAGAACTTACTGAGCTTGGAGTAGAACATAAGGAACACAACAAGTGTAACTAGTACTACGTATACTGTTTGAATGATTAACATTATGGACCTTCCTCTCCTCTTAGTTTCACTTCGATATCAGAACGAAGGTCCACTATCTTCCCATCTACTACCCTGAAGGCCACAATAGTACGCTCCTGTCTAGGTGACAACGTAACAGAACCCTCGTGGTGTACCTTAAAGGGTTGGAGCCCTGTTATACGGAGGTTAGCCGTTTCTGGGTCACCTTTCGATGAGAAGTAGTGTACGTTGATAATGTAGTCACCGTCAGGCAAGACCGTCATAGTAGTGATCTCGTAGTTACGGGTAACCTGTACTCGCTCCCCGTTGATAACGAAAGTATCACTGCCCTTACCAAGGTCATCCTTCTTTAGGGTTATAAACCCGTTGCTCTTGTACCCGTAGCTAACGATCTTACCGTCAGGACCACGGGTGTATAGGTCAAGGTCTCTCGTACTCTCATCATCCCATGTCAACTCCACCATGATAACTACGGGTGGGTCAACCACCCCTGTTTTAGCGATAGGGTTTATCAACAGGAAAGCGATAACAAACAGAGAAGTGAAACCCACCAGGAGGTTAAACAACAAGTCAACGAACGCAAGGTTGCTTGAGTAACGTCTCATATCAACCCTCCAAGATGACTAGCTGTAGCTTTAACCAGAGTGACGATAGGAGCCCTACAAGGGACGTTACAAGAGCAGTAGACATACCTGACGCAAGAACTCCGATAGCCTCTGTCATACTCTCTGTGGACGATGTGTCGATCTCTGTGAAGGCAGAGCCTAGTACAAGGAGGAACCCGAACAGAGTACCCACCATACCTAGACTAAGCACAGCATCAGACAGAAACCAGGACATATTGTTGTCTTGTCCGACCATCTTCTTAGCACGTAGTCCCATCACGGATGATGAGATAATAGCTATACCTAGGATAATGAATGTCAACATTGTGCTGTCTGCTTCATATAACACATTACCTAGATTAAACCAGTACTGACCCCCTATAAGACCCAGGATACCGGCATTAAACACGAAGTACCATTTCCAAGTTCTCATCTTATAGTCCTTTCCGTAGGAGGTGCAACCTTGTTGAACCAGCGATACGGGTAGCAGCCCAGTTAGCTGGGAGGTCCCTTGGTTCTGTAAAGTCGTTATCTTTCATCTCAAAGAGTTTTAAGTCTTGTGTGGTAAGTAGTAGGAACGTACCAGAGTCTGTGTACCGGGAAACCATGTACGGTATCTGAAGCGTGTAACCCATGTTGAAGAAGTAACCAGCTGTCAAGGTACCCATATACTGACCTCCTTTTAAACCATCAGAGAAGGTACCTAGGGCATTGTTAGCCCATGCCACATGGAAACCAAGGAGGCCCTCTGAGACCTTCTCTTTGCCAGCTATAAAGGCCACAGCACAAGCACTTAGACAGACCTCCCCTCGACGGACAACAGTTGTAAGACCGAGGTCCTTTATTGTGTATCCAAGCTCGTAACCCTCCACAGCCATACCTCCGTTAGAGGACAGGACGAGAACCTTGATACCAGTCTCCTCTACCTTAGCTCGTACCTTTGCTGAATCACCTTGGAGGATGTCCCCTGATAGATGGATGGCATTTGATGTGGATGTGACGATGGCTGCGTGGGCGGAGCCTACACCCAATGTAAGGGCTGTTAGAACTCCTGCTAAACCTCGGATCATTTGTATATCTCCTTTAGTGTTTCATTGGCCCATGCGAGGTACTGCTCTGCTTTCGCCATATCCTCAGTAGGGTTGCCTTTGTAGAAGGCACGGTGGTTGTACTTCATAACATTACCACGGCAGTAGGCTACGAAACCCTCCTTACCTAGTACTTGTTTGATGTACTCAATACACTCCACACCGTCTGAGTGGTTGTAGTGGAATGGTTTGTCTACGGCGTTGTATTCGTCTTTCATTAGATCCCCTCCTTATAGAACACTCGCGTCCACTGTGCACAGATGTCTGAGCGTACGATATCGTCAAGTGTAAACTCAACGATAGGTACTGGAAGCATGTGTTTTTTAGCTAAGTGTGTTATTTTAGTCAAACCATCACCATCCTTCAGGTCAGTCTGTTGGATGTCACCGTTAAGAACAATAGTGGAGCCCTCACCGACACGTGTCAAGAGCATCTTAAGCTCGTGGGTGGTGATGTTCTGGGCTTCGTCACAGATGATGAAGGCGTTATCAAAGGATCGACCACGCATAAGAGCTAGGGGAGCCATCTCGATGTTACCATTCTTGATGCCAGTCTCTACAGCCCCTTTGCCTAGGTGCTTAGTTAGGACGTCGAGGACAGGGAGTGCCCAAGGGGCTACCTTCTCCTCCAAGTCACCGGGTAGGATGCCAATATCTTTACCTACTGAGATCATCGGGCGTGTGATAATGATACGGTGGATGTCTTTAGTGGTGTAGAGGTCGGCAGCTATAGTCGTGGTTACGTAAGTCTTACCTGTACCGGCTGGCCCGAAGACAATAACCTGAGAGGACTCTTTTAGTGCTTTGATCAACTCCCCTTGGTTTTCAGTCTTAGGTACAATGCCAGATGTTTTCTTACTAGAAGCCCCCTTATAGGTGGTGTCGCGTGTGCGTGACTTTGGTTTAGGCTTTTGCTGTACCATGTTTTTCCTATCTGTTAATAAAAAGGGGAAGACCTTGCGATCCTCCCCGTTAGTATAGCATACTTATCTATGTTGTGTCAAGGTCAACTACACTCACGTTGTCCCGTTACAGGATCGAAGTAACAGGCTCCTCCCTCTTTCTCGTCAACGAAGTCACTGTTAGTTTCTTCTACCTTTTCCTCTACTACATCTTCCGAAGATGATGCGTTGAGAATACCGTATCGTTTACCTGAAGCACGGAAGGTAGTACAACCTGACGCACCTCCATCATACGCAGCCATATACACGGCTTTGAACTCCTCCCATGACACATCGTCACCTACATTACAGGTCTTGGAACAAGCACTGTCTACGTAGCGTGAGGCTAGGTTAAGGACCTCTACGTGGGCCAGCACTGGGAGGTCATCAGCCTTACGGCCTTTGACACCGAACGTACGGTAGCCGTAGTCGTCTACACGTTCCACCCGTGGTCCATCGAATGTTTGGATGGTACGGTCAAACCCGTAAGAGAAGACTGGCTCGATACCAGACGATACGTTGTCAGCTGAGAGGCTGATAGTACCTGTAGGTGCGACACTCAGTAGGTGAGAGTTGCGGATACCGTAACGACTGATCATGTCGCGGATGTCTGTGGGGAGTGTTTTTGCAAAGTCACTGTCAAGGAACTCTTCTCGGTAGAGAGGGAACGGCCCTTTCTCAGCTGCAAGAGACACAGACGAGGTGTAAGTTGTGTCACGGATAAGCTTCATGATCTTCTCAAGGGTGAGAAGGAACATGGGGGAGCCGTACTCATGGCCCATAGCTTCGATAGCGTTAGCTACACCTGTGACACCTAGACCCATACGGCGTTTAGACTTAGCCTCAAGTTCTTGTGCTGGCAGTGGGTACACTGCTCGATCAACAACATTATCCATAGCCCGTACCACGTGTGGGATATCGTGCTTAAGACTCTCGTAGTCGAACTGATAACCATCTTCATCTTTGTAAACGTAACGTGTGAGGTTGAAGCTACCGAGAAGACAGGCACCGTTAGGTGGAAGCGGTTGTTCTCCACATGGGTTTGTTGCTGCAATAGTCTCGCAGTAGTGCAGGTTGTTCTTCTTGTTAATCCGGTCAATGAAGAGGATACCTGGCTCAGCCCAATCCCATGTACACCGTAGGATGTCATCCCACAGGGCACGGGCATTGATGGTATCGTATACACGGCCCTCGAACACCAAGTCAAACGTATCGTCATCCTTAACAGCTTGCATAAACTTATCAGTAACACCTACCGACAAGTTAAACTGTGTGAAGTCTGTGGAGTTAGTCTTGGCGTGGATGAAGGAGGCGATGTCAGGGTGGTCTACCCGCAGTACACCCATCTGAGCGCCCCTACGGTGGCCAGCAGAGCTAATTGTCTTGCACACTGCGTCAAAGATGCCCATGAAGCTCAGAGGGCCGCTAGAGCGGCTGTCTAGGCCTTTGATGAGGGCACCTGATGGACGTAGAGTAGAGAAGTCATAACCGATACCACCGCCAAGCTGCATAGTCTTAGCAGCCTCTTGTGCCGCCAGCATAATACCTTCCATAGAGTCAGGGATAGTCATTGACACAAAGCAGTTATAAGGGGTTACTCGACGTGGAGCACCCATCGCTGACTGTACACGACCTGCTGGCATAAAGCGCATGTCATATAGAATGTCACGGAATGATTGGAAATGTGCCTCGTCGTCCTTAAGAGCGTTAGCCACCCGTGTCATAGCCGCCCGAAAGCTCTCACCCTTGGAGCGGTACTTCATTGCATGGATTTCTTCAGACAGACCTACTGTCGGGCCTACTGGTCGGTCTGATTCTGAGTTCTTGATCATAAGCTATCCTTTAGTGTTTGTTCAATTAATTGCATTACGTATAACAGGCTGTTGTTCTCCCTACTTTCCACGTTCCTGTAGGTCCTCCTCAAGCCAGACCAGGCGGTCTATGTCACCTCTTGTTAGGCCAATATCCCTTAGCTCTCTATTGCTCAGTCTATTTAGCGCTTTAATAGCGTCCCGGTGGGCTCGCCATGTTTTTAAGTAGTTTAAGTATCGTTTAAGTAAGCTCATCGGTTATCCCCGCTACCGCCTAAGACACCACGTCTCTGGCGGTCATCTAGTTTATCTACATTGACCTCAATCACTTCCTCAAGACTGCTCTCGAAGTAGTTAGCTAAGGCAGTAGCGTAGAACACTACGTCCCCTAGTTCTTTGATGATCTCCTCGTTAGAGAAACGATTGGAGTCTCTAATGAGTTTCTTTATCTTCTCAGCCACCTCCCCTGCTTCTCCGACAAGGCCTAGTGTGTTCTCCACTAACCTGTCCTTACCCTCAGTCATAATCTTACCTTCGACCCAGTACGAGTACTCGATACTATTCATTGGTCAACCTCCTCTGCCAAAACCTGTGTGACGGAGAGGTCATCTAGGTCATACAAGGCGTTTCTAATCTGCTCAGACAAGGTAGCCTGTCGTTCAGCTACGTCCTCTGTTAAGTAGAAGTAATCCTCGTCTACCTTAACCTTCATTGTTACTACATATTCCATAAGTCGAATCTCCAGTTATAACACAGTGCTACGTTCTCGTCAAGATAAAAGGGATGACTATTTGTCACCCCTGATACGATCATGTATATCCTCATCCATACTCCCGTCTAAGTGTATCAAGTGATACCCATTGAGGCTCATAACAACCATCGGATATATTTCTTTTGATGAGAACTCCTTTCCACCACTCCTTATTAGCTTGCCCAGCCCAAGCCTCCGCAGCACCCTTATAACAGCCGACCACCGCCCCAATTGCACCATGAGAACCAACGTCGTCCTTAAAATACATATCGCGCTTATGGCTGTGACCAACGCTGCAAGAGCGATACCGCTTTTGGATGAGAGCGTAAGCGTGATGTACACCACTAATGGCACGGCCAAAGTTACCAGCGCCCACGTAATGAGCGTAGTCAACGCCATCGTAATTATGAATGGCGGGGGCACCATCAACGTACTCATGGTACTCGTCGAACCACTTCTTAGTGTTGAGGTGCGAGAACGAGATTCCATACTTGTCTCCTTCAAGTCTTGGGTCATATGAGATTGCTGTTTTGATACGGTGCTCGTGGTTACCCTCGAACCCGTAGAAAGCTGGACGTTTACGGCGTTGCTTCTTAAAGCGGTAGCGGAGCAGGTCTTGTGACTCGTTATACGACTCGATGTCACGTCCGTAGTTCTGCGATACGACAGCCTCAGGCTTCCGTGTGTCGTAGGAGTTGAGGGACTTCATGTCCGCACCATCCCCTAGGTCCACCACGTAGTCAGGTTTAATATCGTAGATGAGACCGCCTAACCAGTCGAAACGCTCATTGTTTGTTTCAGGTGTGGCGTGGCCGCAACTAAACACGATAGCTGTTTTACCTGTTGTCATTACTTCTTCTCCTCTTTGATCCATTCGTCTGGAATGGTCTTATCTGAGTAAAGGAAACCTTCCTTCTCACACCAATCGGCGTAAGAGCTCTTGGCCCCTTTATAGAGTTTAGCCCGTGAATTACTAAACACGAACCGTATGTCAAGGTCAGGGTATTGCTTCTTGATCTCCTTATGTTTCCGTCGATCAGCTGAAACAAACCTACCCTTGGTCTCAATTATGATACCATTCTCAAGTATAAAGTCAGGTGTGTAGCTTCTCATCTTACTGTCAAGCCACTTGATCTTCATAGTCTCGTACTCGAAAGGAACCTCTCGTTCTGTGAGGTTAATACTAAGTGCCTCTTCTAGTCCTGAACGGTACCCAGCTTGTATAGCCCTACGGCGTGTGCTGCTCTTCTTCACGTCCAGTCCTCCACCTCATCGACCTTCAGGGGTTTCTTGATCTTAGTCAGGTAGGTGGGTCCGTGGCTGTAAGCAAACATCTTGAGCCCAGGCCAGCAAGCTTTCTTGAACTCGCAATAGCTGCACTCCATACCCAACTTCATATTAGGTGATGTCTTGCTCTGGGGGACGTCCTCGAACCCACGCTCAGGTGGTGTCTTGGTTTTGACCATCTCTTTGATACGGGTGATCTCTTCCTCCTTGGTCTTCATCTCCTCAGTGAAGTCGTACATATCCAAGCAGATGTGTCCGTTAACCTTGTCGATAACCAAGAATGCACCATGTGTCTTATTGGTCACGAGTGGGTCATCCTTAGCTGCGTAGACGTAGGAGGACAGTTGAGAGATATAACCAAATGGGTCTTGATCTCTAAGGTTACCTCCTTGGAACTTCTTGAAGGAATAAGGTGATGCTGACTTAACATCAACTGTCATACCGTCAATCACGCAGTCACGGCTACCTTTGATACCATGAGCCTCCATCTTGTCCTGTTGTCCTTCAACAGTGTGTCCTGCTTGCTGTACAATACTTAAAGCAAGCTCTTCGATCATGTCTCCATAGAAGAACTTGAGCAGGGCGTTAGCTCGTAGTGGGATAGCGTTGTCTGTCTGGTTGATCTTATACCAAAGCTTACGGTCACAGGGGGTGCCAAGCGACGACATGGATAGGTAGCCACGGGGTTCCTGTGGTTTATCGAATCGGCTCTTAGCTAACTGGGCTATTCGGGTACCCATGTCCTGTCCGACTAGGTAGTCCCAGCCTTTAAGGCCGTAGATCACTTCCTCCATATCTGACACTAGTGTTGTTATATCTTTAGTCATTGGTTTCTCCTCATATTAGGTGAAGAAAGGGGCCGTAGCCCCTCTCCTTTAGTACTTCTTAAAATGGGATGTCACCAGGGGCTTCCTTATTAGAGGGTACTGGTTTTGGTGCCGGTGCCTCACTGCTCTGCCCTGTATAGTTCCGGGGCTTGATAGCTGGGGCTCCTCCACCTCCTCCACCTTCGAACTCAACATGGTCTACAACCTGTACACCACTGAGTCGACAACCCTTGCCCATCTTGGTATCGTACACGTCTAGGAATACAACACCTACTGAGCCGTTACCGATGAGACCGTCAGTAGACATGTCCCATTCCTCACCAGCTGGGGTAAAGACCTTAGGGGCACCGCCTGCCCACTCCCGGTCAAACTTGTCTTTCCAAGGACGTTTGAATGTCACTCGGATACCCTTTCCATCCGGGTCTGGTTTACCTTGTTTACGTACACCGGCGTCTTTCATTGCCTTGAATACGTCATCCTCCATAAGGAGTGTAACTGTTGTAGCACCGTCTGTCTCGACGTCATACTCGCCATTGTCACGGTTGGACTCAAAGAGTTTAGCCCACTCTAGTGTTCCTGTAAGTTCGATTGTTTTAGTAGCCATTTTTATACCCCTCCTGGGTTTCTGGTTTAGGTAGAGAGACAGGCCCTAAGGCCTGCCTTGTTGGTATCCTGATCAGCTTATTCGTCTTCGTCAGGGCCTCGGTCGTTTGCAGAATCTGTCATCATGTCAAGGACAAACTGTGATGCAGGTTCTTGACCTGTACACTGTGAGAAGGTGTACACCACTTTTCCGTCGATTCTTTCAATTGTATTCTTACATGTGAAAGCAGAAGCTGTTGTAGCTGTAAGTGCTGTAATGGCGAGTGCTGTTGCTGCGATAGTCTTAATCATAGTAATAACCTTTCGGGTTTGTTGAGAGTGTTCGAATTATACCATAGCAATATTTACGTGTCAAGCAGTATCTATTAGGTAGATGTTAGATTGCTCCACCTGTTGTTCTTTATGTTACCGTCTATACGTTTAACGCGTGGAGGTGCTTCACCTTTCATATAGATAAAAGCTAGTCTGTTGAGTTGGTATGTCCTCCCCTTGATCTCCACAGGGCCTGTTAGGATATCTCCTTTCTTGGAGGCGTTACCTGTTGTGACTAGTCTGGTGAAGATACCTGTACGTGGGTCGTAGTGGATGAGTCTTTGTAACTCAGTCTTTGTTAATGACATGTTATCCTCCTTAGTGTGTATCGTACCAAGTTCTACCGATGTCGTAGGAACCTGGGGTTGGGATACGGAAGCCAAGCTCCTCTCCTGTTTCTGTCATAGTAGTTGCGATAAGATTGCCTAGGTGTTCGGCTTCTTCTCGTGTGCCGATAACCTCCACTTGATACTCGTCGTGTACAAATGCGACCATCTTAAAGTTGATGCCTTCTTTACGGGCTTTCTCGTGGAAGTTCAGTAGCGTGTGTTTCATAAGCACTGACTCCCCTGATTGCAGTAGACCTGCAAGAACCTTGTACTCACTGGGTACCTTGACCTTACGACCGTCATACCCTTTGAAGTAACCTTGCTCACCGATGTGCGGTATTAGTTTCTTCTTGAGAGGAAGGAGGCCATCAATACTTTGCTCGAAGCGTGTACGTGCAGCCTGTGCTTCCTTCTGATTGACACCTAGGATACTGGCTGTCTTAGCAACACCTGCCCCTAGTAACCATGCATAGATGAACGTCTTAGCCATGTCCCGTGTACCGTTGGGGACGTCTAGGGCCTTCTTGTTCATGTTGTGGATGTCAGTCTCATCCTCCTTCTTACCTTCCATAATAGCCTTGGCGTACATGTCAGCGTCAAAGTAACGCCACAGGTAGTCAGCAAGAACTCGAAGCTGGATACCATCAGCATCACAACCAACAAGGAACGAACCCTCAGGGGTACCCCAGCAGCTGCGTATGTGGCCATCGTACTTAGCCTTGACCTCTTCTACAGCTGTCTTTGGTGTGCCGTGGAATACTGAAGAGATGTTAGCTGTGTTAGGGTTGTTGTGGGCACAACGCCCTGTCCAAGCCCCGATGTTGTTGATAGTACCGTGTACCCTTCCGTCCTCACAGACCTGACCTAGCCACTCAGCAAGTGAGCTCCTACGTCCCTCTAGAGTAAGCCATTGCGCTAGCCCTTTAGCACCCTCAGGGGCGTCCTCAGGGAGTGTCAGTAGGTTCTCTTCTGACACCGTGTAGCCGTACCGCTCTAGGTCAGCTTTCTTCTCATCATAAAACTTCTGGTCCATCTTGGGTACCTTCTTACCGTAAGGGTCACCGACCTTTAGGCGGAGGAACTT